TTTCAAAACTTATGTGGAACTTATGGAAATAGAACACCGCAAATTTTTAGATGACCACGTTGGTAATTGGCATACAGTCCAAAATGGTTATGTGCGTAACATCGATTTGGACATATTAAAAATGTACGAGCATATTTATCGCAAGTATATGAGCCCAGATTTCATACTAACAGTATGGTGCGGTAATTGTATCTTCGATATGATTAAACGCTTGTATACTTGGTACGAAGAGCAACCTAAATCTAAAAATAAAAAAAAGAATGGCTAACTTTATCCACCCTACCGCTATAATTGGCGATAACGTAATTATCGGAGATGGCAACTACATTGGTGCTTATTGTATTATAGGCGACAAAGCCGAGCATAAAAAGTTCTGGCAAAAAGAAAAAGGCAAAGTTTACATTGGAGATAACAATGTTATTACAGGACTTGTAACAATAGACGCAGGAACGGAGATTGATACCTTCATTGGTAATAATTGTTTCATTATGAAACACGCACATATCGGACACGACTGCACAATTTTAGACAATGTTACTATAAGCTGCGGAGCAAAAATAGGTGGGCATTCAATTATCGACAATGGTGCTAATATAGGACTTAACGCAGTTCTACATCAGTTTGCAAACGTAGGAGAAAATTGTATGATAGGTGCAAGTGCTTTTGTAAAAGGAGATGCAAAACCTAATACTAAATACGCAGGAGTTCCTGCACGAGAAATCGGCTCAAACATAAGATAATGAAAGTAGCTATTTTATTACTTACTCTTAATAGGCACGATTTAACGCAGCGTGTAATTAACCAAAACTTTTACAATAGCGGTTACAATGCAGACTGTTTCTTAATAGATAACGGGAGCGACACGCACGAAACGTTTAATTACCCGTTTGCAGGTTATGACTTATCTAAAGAAAAACGAGGCATAGCATCAGGAGTAAACGCAGGACTTAGGCTTACTACTAATTACGATGCAGTTTGTTTATTAGCTAATGACATATTACTGCCTGAGAATTGGTTAGCAAAGTTTGTATTGTTTGCACAAAGAATAGAAAAAACAGGCATAATAGGAATACATTGTGTAGAAGCATTACCGCCAATAGTAGACGGGGTTCATAAAGTACACACGCCTTTTGGCGATAACTTTATTACTCGAGAACTCATTGACACGATAGGTGGGTACAATACCGAGTATGACCCATACGGAATGCAAGATGCAGATTACGGTGAACGTGCAACTATATCAGGCTTTACTAATTATTATTTACCAGATATGCGCTCAGAACATATAGGACACGATGTAGGTAACGGCACCGAGTATCGTAGAATGAAAGACGAAAGCTTAGCACGGGCGCAAAGCGTGTGGGATAAATACCAAGACATATATCACAACCAAAAGAATATAAGATGCGAATACTTTGTATAACTTCAGCTAATAGCGGAGTTGGGTATCATAGAATTATGATGCCAATCGTTAATATGGAAAAAGAGTACGCACTTATTACAGACGTACTTAATGACGAACTATTAGAGCAAGGGTGGGATATTGTGCTTATGAATAGAATGTTAAACGAGATAGATGCAAAGCAAATGGACACCTGGAGAAGTAAGTACGGCTTTAAGTTAGTAGTCGATAACGATGACTACTGGGAACTTAGCGAAAGCCATCTATTATTTTACAAATACAAATACGATAACATAGGTAAACTAATTACCGATTATTTAGAAGTAGCTGACCTTTGTACTTGCACACACGAAAGGTTAGCAGACGAGATAACTAAATACAATAAGAACGTTCATATATTACCAAACGCACTACCTTACGGCAAAGAGCAGTTCCAGGATAATAAGACAGAAGATTACAAAGTAAGGTTGTTCTGGAGCGGTAGCGGAACGCACGAACGAGATTTAGAAATACTTAGGCAGCCTTTTAAAAGGTTACAAGGTATGAATATAAGAACAGTAATAGCAGGTTACAATGACGGTGAGAAGCCTATATGGGATAAAATGATAGATGCTTTTACTTGCGGACTAAAACTTAACCCTACTATCTACAACTATGCAAAGGTAACGGAATATATGGGTGCTTATACGGATAGCGATATTTCAATTATACCATTGGTAGATAACAAGTTCAATGCTATGAAGTCAAATTTAAAGGTATTAGAAACGGCTTCTAAAAAGAACCCTGCTATTGTTAGCCACGTCAATCCCTACCTTGATATGCCCGTTCATTACGTTAAAAGCCAAAAGGATTGGTACAAACATATCAAAGATTTAGTAAGCGATGCGGATATGCGAAAAGAAAGCGGACAAAAGCTATTTGAGTTCTGCCAAAAGAAGTATAACTTTGACGAGATAAATTTAGACCGAAAGTATATTTATAGTAAACTATGCCAGTAATAAAATGCTCAAATGGGAAATATAGAATAGGCTCAGGCGGTTGCGTGTATGATACCGAGGAAAAAGCAATGCAAGTTTGGAAGGCTATCCTTGCAGGTGGAAAATTTGCCGAAAGCTATACTGACTATCCTGAAAGTGCAACTAACAACGCAAAGAGGGCAATAGAATGGGCAGAGAAAAATGGTTGGGGTTCTTGTGGAGAAGCAACTGGGAAAGCAAGAGCAAGGCAATTAGCAAATCGTGAGCCGATTAGTAGAGATACTATTGCTCGTATGGCTTCCTTTAAAAGACATCAGCAACATAAAGATGTGCCTTATAGTGAAGGTTGTGGCGGTTTAATGTATGACGCATGGGGCGGTACGAGTGGTATTGAATGGGCAATTAATAAGTTAAAAGAGATAGACCGAAAATAATTTTCATACTTAATTTTTTATTATTAACTAACGGAAAAATTAATGGGGAAAGTATGAAAAAACACACACAAATTTATTTGCAGGGAATGGGGTATAAAAAAACGGACTTCATTCCTTGCGAAGTGTGTGGCTCACAAGCGGTAGACATACATCATATTGAGGCGAGAGGAATGGGTGGCAGCAAAGACAAAGACACGATTGATAACCTAATGGGTTTGTGTAGGAAGTGCCACATAGAATACGGAGACAAAAAACAATATAAAGAGTTTTTAAAAGACATACACGCAAAGAATTATGGCAAAGGGTAACGAGAATAAGTATGTGTATTTTTTTGACTTACTAACTCATAGTGAGGGAAGGACTTATGTAGGCTCAACAAGTAATATTAAAAAAAGATTTGGTGGGTATAAAAATTGTAATGATAATAGATACGTTACTAATTCTATAAAGAAATATGGATTTGATAATTTTTATAAATTAATTATAGATTTAGGAAATATACCTTATAAAGAAATGTTATTATGGGAAAAATTTTATATATCTTTATTCGGAACATATAATAAAATAAATGAGAATGGAATGAATTTAGTAGCTAATCCTTCTTATGCTATAAGCAAAGACCCATTAGTAGCAAAAAAAATATCAGATGCCCATAAGGGTAAAAAATTAACAATAGAGCATATTAATGCTATTAAAAAGGGTACAAAAGGAATAACTAATGTAGGTATAAAAAGACCTTATTTATCAGAAAGAAATAAAATTGTTAAACCTGCATTAGGTAGGCACGGAGAGAAACACCCAATGTCTAAGAAGGTATTATATGTTCCAGAAAATAAAATATTTGAATCATTTACAGATTGTGCATTATATTTAAATGTTTCAAGACCAACAATTAGAAATAGAGTTTTAGCTAACAATATAAATTATAAATTAATAGATGGCAAAAGTTAAAGAAAATAGTAACAAAATTCAATTTGGCAAACGCAAAAGAGGTTCTGCAAAGAAGTCCTTTAATAAGCACACGCCAAGAGAAAAAGCTTATAGAGGACAAGGTAGATGAGAAAACTAAACGCTATATGGCTACTCTTGACGCACAAAGCTTACTTCTTAGCAGTATGTAAGACGGGTAAAAATGGAGACGATATGACCACGATAGGACACTACACCTATGCAATGGCAGAAACACTAATTAACAAGCATATAGCAGACGTAGACACTTATCTTGACCAAGAAGACGCATTAGACGAAGCAAACGATATAATAAACGGCATACTATGATACAAAATGTACCAATCAACACAGTAAAAGCAAACCCAAACAATCCCAGAATAATCAAAGACGATAAGTTTGCAAAGCTTGTAAAGTCAATTAACGAGTTTCCTGAAATGCTTAAGCTTAGACCTATCGTAGTTAATGACGATATGGTTGTACTTGGTGGCAATATGCGACTAAAGGCTTGTAAGGAAGCAGGACTTAAAGAGATACCAATCATTAAAGCAAGTGAACTAACCGAGCAACAACAAAAGGAATTTATAGTTAAAGACAACGTAGGCTATGGAGAATGGGATTGGGATGACCTTGCTAACAATTGGGATGTAGATGAGTTAACCGAATGGGGATTAGATATACCCGGCTTTGATGCAGAAGTTATAGAAGCAGAGGAAGACGACTTTGCCGTTGCAGACGGGGGAATAGAAACCGATATAGTATTAGGAGATTTATTTGAGATAGGAGAACACCGATTGCTTTGTGGCGATAGTACGGACACAAACAATTTAGATTTATTATTACAAAATAAGAAGCCAGAACTTTTATTAACCGACCCACCTTACGGAATAGATTATGGAAATCAACTTGTAAAAGGAGATGAGTTTAGCGAAAAAACAAATAAACACGGGTGGAGAAACTTTGGCAATCCTGAATGGGATAAGTCAAAACCTGAAAACGGAGTATTACAATATCTATGTCAAATAACTGAAAACCAAATTATATGGGGTGGTAATTACTTTACCGATGATTTGCCACCTACTATGGGTTGGCTTATTTGGGATAAAGGACAACGAGGTTTTAGTTTAGCAGACGGAGAAATGGCTTGGACTTCTTTTGATAATGCTCTAAGAATAAAAGAATACGCAAGAGCTTTAGCAAATAGAGAAGAGAAAAATCATCCTACTCAAAAGCCTATTGAGATTATGAGTTGGTGCTTTGAATACGCAGATAGACATTCTAAAAATGAAGTTAAGTTGGTATTAGATACTTATTTAGGTTCTGGTTCTACAATGGTTGCTGCACATCAATTAAAAAGGAAGTGTTACGGAATGGAACTTGACCCTAAATATTGCCAAGTGATAGTAGACAGGATGCGTAAACTTGACCCGACATTAGTTATTAAAAAGAACGGGTTACCTTTGTAATAACAAAGAGATAAATAAGAAAATATGGCAAACGAACATAATTTAAAACCAGTACAAAAAGGCGAGATAAGAAACCCAAACGGCAGACCTCGTAAGTATGTAAGCCTACTAAAAGAGCAAGGCTATAAACTTGCGGAGATAAACGATACCATACAGGCTATGATGTCAATGGACTTAGAGGAACTGAAAACAGTATG